ACCCGCTCGAAGTTTTTTCCGGTCATCGGAAAGGCCAAATATGGCTCGGCACCCTACTGCGCCATCATGGACGAGGCACATCAGCTCACCGACGCTCAGCAGTACGACAACTTCCGCACCGGACTCGCGAAACGTAAAAACTCACTACTCCTGACCATCTCGACTGCGGGTGTTTCCTCGACCGAGAACCCATGCCTGCAACTACAGCGAGATGCGGAACAGGTGCTTGAGGGCGACATACCCAACGACCGACTCTTTGCAGCTATCTACTGCTGCGATGCGGATGTTGATTGGACATCACGCGAAGCCCTGCTCATGGCGTCGCCAAATCTAGGGGTGTCGATTGATGAAGAGCAACTGCTACTCGACCAAGCTGACGCGAAGCGAAGCCCCGCACGGCAGAATGCCTTCCGTGCAATGGCGCTCAACCAGTGGATGTCCACTTCCGCATCATGGATGAACAGAGAGGCGTGGAGGAAGTGTGCTGACCCCGCTCTTAAGCTGAGCGACTTCTTGGGTGAATCGTGCTGGATTGGATTAGACACCGCAAGCAAGCTCGACCTCGCATCGGCGGTCAAGTTATTCCGGCGTGTCTTGGACGGGCAAATCCACTACTATGCATTTTCCCGGAACTATCTACCCGAGACGCAGGTCAATCGACCAGAGAACCAGCACTACCAGACATGGGTTCAAGAGAGGAGGCTTACATCGACTGATGGTGCCTCCATTGAATTCGAACGCATCGAGTCAGACCTACTCGATGACATCGGCAAGTTCCGAGTAGAGGCCGTGTGCTTCGACCCGGCTCATGGTGCGTTGGGACTTATGCAGAGGGTAGTAAAAGAGACCGGCGTAACCGATGTCGAGACACCGCAACGGGCAGTGGTGATATCCCCCGCGATGCGTGAGCTCGAAGCTGCCGTAGCTGACGGTCGTTTTCACTTTGACGGCGATCCTCTGATGACTTGGTGTGTTGGAAACATTGAGACCACCGAGACGAGAAACAGCCTGTACAGCATGCCCGAGAAACCGCGTCCAGAGAGCAAATTGGATACGGCTATGGCCCTACTTTTCGCGATGAGCAGAGCCGTACTGGTGGAACCGGACGCGGCTCCACTCTCCGCCACGGACTTTTTTATGTTCGCGTAAACCTCATCGCGACATTTACACCCACGCCGACTACTAGATAGTAGGGGGCGAAAAACACAACAGTTAAGATGCCCCTGATATCTCTCAATCTTCAAGCGCCCGAGAGGCGCTCCAGCTCGTTCGACGATCCGACTACGCCGATGACGGCTGTCGCAGTCTGGGACGAGCTCAATGGTGGACCGAGCGCAGCCGGTGAGATTGTCACCGAACGCACGGCAATGGCGATTAGCACGGTTTACACGTGCATCACGGTTCTAAGTGAAGCGGTCGCATCGCTGCCGTGCAAGCTAATGCGTCGGCTGGATAACAAGGGACGCGTGGAAGCCACAGACAACCATCTGTACGACCTGCTCGCAACTGCTCCAAACGACGAGATGACGGCGTTTACGTTCTGGAGCACCATGGTCGGCTGCTCCGCTCTAACCGGCAACGGCTACGCGGAGATTACACGCGACGTGGACGGTACACCGAACGGATTTTGGCCGCTCCACCCGCTCAAAACGGAGCCTGTTCGTCAGCCGGACGGCACACTAGCCTTTCGCACCCGCGATGGGCAGTCGAATGAAAGCACGTATCGCATCATCAAGGCGAAGGACATGCTGCACTTTCCGCTGTTTGGACTGGACGGCATCAAGGGTGTCGGCCCGATACGAGCAGCACGCGAGACATTTGCACTCGCGAAGGCCGCCGAGAAGTACGGAGCACGCTGGTTCGGCAACGGCGCACACGCTCCGTCAGTATTCGTCTACAAGGGCGCGAAACCGGACCCAAAGGTCCAGGCCGAACTGAAAGAGTCCTGGCAGAGCGCATACGGCGGAAACAATTCCAGCAAGCAAGCGTTTCTGTTCGGCGACTGGGACGTTAAAACCGTCGGACTCTCACCGGAAGACAGTCAGTTTATCGTCACGCGTAATTTTCAGCGTGCGGACATCGCTGCGATGTTTCATCTTCAGCCCCATCAGGTTGGCGATACATCACGTCTCAGCAACGCGAATCACACGCAAGCGCAACTGTCTTTCGTCACTGATACGTTGCGACCGATCCTATGTCGTATCGAAGCGGAGCTGAAGCGTAAGCTGCTCGGGCTAAGAACACCGCTATTCGTCGAGTTCGATGAGGGCGAAAGACTCCGTGGTGACTTCGCAGCAACAATGACGGCGATCAGTGTTGGCCGCAATTGCGGCGTGCTGACGGCGAATGAAGGCCGCGAGCTACTCGGACTGAACCCGGTCGGTGCTGAGGGTGATGTGCTTCTCACTGCCGTCAATTATCAGAACTCAGAGGTGACCCTGAGTACCGAGTCCACACAAGACCAGCCAGACGGCGCTACCCCCGCAGTCACACCGACGAAGAAAACGAAGGCGAAGAGTTAATGAAGACTAATAACATCGAGCGTCGTAATTTGACGCATGAGTTCCGCCTGTCACCCGAGGGCGAAGCCCCGAAGATTGACGGCTACGCCTCGCTCACAAACGTGCCTTACGACTGCGGCTACTGGATCGAGCAGGTAGATACACACGCGTTCGATTCCGTGCTCGCGAAGAATCCTGATGTCCGTGCTCTTTGGAATCACAACTCTGACTTTGTACTCGGTCGTAGCTCGGCTAAGACGTTGGCGCTATCACTAGACGTTCGCGGACTGGCGTACAGCATCGACCCACCGGACACCACAGTCGCACGCGACTTGATCGTCTCAATGCGTCGTGGTGATGTGCGGGAGTCGTCGTTTGCATTCATCGTCGCTCGCGACCAGTGGACGGACAACCCAGACGGTAGCGTCACGCGCACGATTCTGGAGTTCGATGAGCTGCTCGACGTTTCGCCCGTAACGTATCCGGCGAACCCCGCTGCTTCATCGCAGGTACGCAATCTGCCGCACACGATGCCTGCGGAGATGCGTTCACGTCTAGAGGCTCGTGACATGGATGCCGAGCAATGCACGTGCATTTGCGCTCAATGCGGAGCCGGAGCCTGTGGGATCTGTTCCGCCGATCCGCAGTGCGACGCGGTAACTCGCGAAGCAAAGTCGGACGACTGGATGCTCAACGCTGAACTCCGTCTCCGGCTAGCCGAGGCGGTCTAAACAAGCTGCAACACCCGGAACCGAGAGGCTCCGGTTAATCCATACCCGGTGAAACCGGAACCTCAAACTCAGCCTCGCCATAGAGCGGGGCTGAGCCATTTAAAAGGAAACAAAAAATGACTCTTCGCGAACTGAACGAGAAGCGTAACCGTCTTCTCACCGAAGCACGTGAGCTGATGAAAGCTCCCGATACCTCCGCTGAAATCCGCACCAAGGTTGACACAATGCTGACCGATGCCAACGCTCTCAAGGCTGACATCGAGCGCTTCGAAGCATGTGCCGAATCTGAGGAGCGGACTCTTCCATCTGCACGTCCCCCTCGTGAGGGCTTCGAGTCCGCTGAGGTGGACACCCGCTCGCAGGATGAGCGCAATGCCGCAACTAATAAGGCTCTCCGCAGTTTCCTGCGTGGTGAGAAGTTCGAACAGCGCGACCTGACTGTTGCTGCTGACGGTGGCGTGATGCTACCGGTTGCTGCTCTGCCGCCTGTTGTGGCCCAGCGTTCTGCTGGCTCCATCTACGACATCGTTGGCAAGCTCAGGACCAACACTGGCGAAGATGTTCGCGTTCCGCTGTGGGATGACACCGCAAACGGCCTCGTGCTGGATTCGGCGTCCATTGGGAACGGCACTGACCCCAGCGTGACCGGCGTAACGGTGAAGACCGATGGTTTCCGCACCGGCGATCCGCTGCTCATCGATAACAAGTTGATTCAGGACTTGAGCTACGACCTCGTAACCTACGTAAACAATGCGTTGGTGCAGCGTTATACGCGTGGCGTGTCTTCGTACATCAACGCTGGCAACAGCTCGAACTTCACCGGCCTCACCGGCAACATCCCGGCTCCGGTTTCGACCGAGACGGCTCATGTCATCGGGTACGACGACTTCGTTGCGCTCATGGCCGCACTTGACCCGGCGTATGTCGGTAACGCTTGCTTCTCGTTCTCCAACGCCACTCTCGCTGTCGTGTTGAAGATCAAGGACACCGCTGGTCGTCCTATCTTCCTGCCGTTCCTCGACGGTGCGAACTCTGGTTTTGCGGGTCAGATTCTTGGCTTCCCGGTCAAGATTGACCAGTATGCACCGGCGATTGCGGACAACGCTGTCCCTGTTCGTTTCGGTGATTTCGAGAAGGGCTACCTTCTTCGCGAGGTGAACCCCGGTCTCGTCATCAAGCAGAGCAACCAGCGTTGGATCGAGCTGAACCGCACTGGCATCGTGGCCTTCGCCCGCGCTGGTGGAGCCCCGACCCTCGCTAACGACACGACCTACAGCCCGATTGTTGGCCTGAAGGTCTCTGCCTCCTAATCGAAGAGCCCGGAGGTGCAACAAGCCTCCGGGTTCCTCTTTGCAGCGAGATCTGAGTTGAACCATGCCTAAAGCCAAAAGCAAATCTAAGCCGCAACCTAAGCCGGAAGCAGCAAAGCAAACGCAGCCAACACAGTTCGTCTGGTTCATCTACCCCGGAGTTATCTAGTGCCTCTCAGCTACCGCGAACTGACACAGCCGACAGTCGAGCCCGTCAGCCTTGCGGTTGCGAAGCAGCACCTTCGCGTGGACTTCGATAATGACGACACATACATCAGCGCCTTGATTACAGCAGCACGGCAGTACGTTGAGAAGACGACGAATCGGGCTATCTTCAACCGCTCAATGCTACTCACAATCGACTACTTCCCGTGGCCGGGCTGGGGCGGAACCACTGGCAACACGGGACGCGATTACTACCTCGCGAACTACTACCGCGCCCTGTGCATCCGCATCCCGAAGCCTGCGACGGTAAGCGTCGAATCGCTCTCATACATCGCGAATGACGGCGTTACTGCCATCACCATTGACCCTTCGAACTACGTGGTCGATACCACATCGGAACCCGCACGCATATCACCCCGTCCCGGTTACACGTGGCCTTACCAGCAGAACTACATACCGGGCCAGGTTCGAGTGCAGTTCACTGCTGGCACATACGAGAAGCCGGTTATGGAGACGATCACCGTCCCGTCAACCGCACCGTACACCGCAACGCTCTCGCAAGCGACGAAGCTCATCACGCTCACGTCAGTCACAGACTCGGACAACAACGCTGTAACGTGCAGCAACACAGCAGGGACGCTCACGTTCGACGGGTCGCAAGCAGGGAACACGCTCACCGTCGCATACACGGTGAATCACTGCCCACAGACAATCGTCGCTGCAATGTTGCTCATCATCGGGCATTTGTACGAGCACCGGAGCGAGAACACGGAGCTAAATCTCAAGACGCTCCCTATGGGTGTGCAGTACATGCTCGTTGGAGAGACGTTCGATTCATTCGACTGGAGCTAACGATGGAAGCAGGATCACTAAAGCGCCCCATCACGATTCAGTCGCCGAGCACAACGCAGGATAGTGCCGGACAGCCCACATCTTCGTGGAACACGGTCTGCTCGACAATGGCGAGCATCAATGCCGTGACGAGCAAGGAAGTTTACGCACTCGGCGCTGGCTTCACGTCGCAAGTCACGCACAAGGTAACGGTTCGCTTTAACCCGACGCTCTGCATCGAGGCGGGCTATCGCATCCTCTTTCGCGACCGAATGTTTCTAGTGCAAGCAGTCAGCGACCCCGATGAGTCACGCGCTCGACTCAGTCTAATGTGTCTGGAGTTATCGAAGTAATGCTCGAAGTAGACCTCACATCACGGCTCCTCGCGGATACGACGGTCTCTTCACTCATCAGCACCCGGCTATATGCAGTAGTGCTGCCTGAGTCGATAGAAGGAACGTGCATCAGCTATCGCACTATCTCCGATGTGCCCAACTACACGCTCCAAGGCCAACGCATCGGCTCAAAGACGCGAGTTGAGTACAACGCGTGGTCATTGAGGTACTTGGACGCGAAGTCTCTCTCCGCTGCGATCCAGTCATCGCTTGAGGGCTTCAGCGGACTGCTTGGTTCGACGGACGTGCAGTTCATCGAAGCTGGTGGCGTCAACACAGACGGCTACGACCAAGACTCGCGACTGTACCGAGTGCAACAGGACTTCCTGATTTACCGCGCTTAGCCGCTAGGCAGAGACAAACGCAACACAACACCCCCGCCATAAGCGGGGCAATCCCGCTTAAGGACAACACAACATGAGCACTACTTTCATTCTCGGTTATAACGCATCGCTCGCAGCGTCCACGACAAGCGGCGGCTCACCTTCGGTCATTGGTCAGCTTAAGACCATCACCTACTCTGGCGACACCGCTTCATACGCGGACATCACGAACCTATCTTCGCCGTCCGCTGTATCGGGTGGTCCACCGGTTAGCGAGTACGCTCCGTCGCTGATTACCCCGTCGACTTGCACGGTGACCGGCATTCTCAACCCCGGCACTGACGCTGGTCAGACATTGGTTTCATCGAGCTTCGCATCGCAGGAATTGCTGTACTTCACGCACCAGTTCGCACCTGCTGTTGTTGCTGGCGTGACGCAGACGACCGGAGCGAAGCGCACCTTCACTGGCTACATCTCCAAGAAGCCTGTGATGAACTCGCAGCTTCAGGACGCCGTGAGCTTTGATTTTGAAATCAAGATTACCGGCGTCGTCACCGACGTTGCTGGCGTAGCCGGGAGCTAACCAAATCAGCCGCTGAGTTCACTACCCCGCGTAGTCGCTCAGCGGCTCCTTCTCTTAAGGACAGACACAAATGAGAAAGAAACAAGCCACCGCCGTCGCTGATGCACTCGGTGAAGACCCAACGCTGCCGGACGTTTCAATCGTCATCGGCGGCAAGGAACGTCATCTTTGCTTCGATGTCAACGCGATTGTCGTCGTGGAGAAAGAAACAAAGCTCAATTTGCTGAGAGAGGCGTTCTCAGAACCCACTTTTACGAACACTCGTGCTCTGCTCTTCGCTACGCTTCTGCACGACGACCCATCGTTAACCCTCGACGAGGTCGGCTCTTGGTTGAACTTCAGCAACCTTGACACCGCGTACAACGCGATTAGGACAACGTGGTTTGCGTCCAAACCCGAAAGCGATGAACAGCCGGGGGAAGCTCCAGCTCAGGCGTAAACAGTGACGGCCTGAGCATCCCGCAGATGTGGAGCATTGCTCGTTACGACTTGCACCTCACTACCGCAGAGTTCTATCGGCTGACCCTACGCCAGTTTCACCTGCTGTGGGAGCGTCATCGCGAGGCTCTCGCACACCGAGAGATGGTCGCCGCATTCACAACAGCATCCGTCATCAATCACAGCATGTGTCCTCCGAAAGAGGGCGTGCCGTGGACGCGGTTCGCGCCGTCTCTGAAGAACTTCAAGGCAAGCGGTGAATCGAGCGACAGCGACCTTAGCGACGCACAGCGTCAACAGATCCATGACCACAACGTACGCGCGTTAGAGATGACTGCCAAGCGCAACGCGGAGAAGCAATGCAAGACGAATTCGCCGTGCTCAGAGCCCAACTCGACGCCCTCAAGCACGATGCCTTAGACAAGGCCGAACGAAAAGCACTGCGTCAAGTAGGGGAGCTCATCACGACGGCAATCGTTGAAGTCTGCCCGGTACACGCGGGAAAACCGGAAGGCTTGCTCGAACCGGGGCAGCTCAAAGAGAGCTTCCACGCGACGGTGCATATCGCCAGCGACGAAAAGATTGCGAGCGGCGACACAAGCCGCGTCACGATCCAGCCGAACACGAAGCTGACGCGCGACGTTGCCAAGTGGGTGGAGGACGGACATCTCGGCTCCCACGGCAATGAGAAGCGCACGAAACCGCACCCGTTCATTCGACCCGCTGCTGATGCCAACGAGCAGAAGGCCGTTGACCTATACGCCACTGTTATGACCGAGGAAATCACAAAAGCACTGAAGTAAGGACAGCTCATGCCAAACGTCAAAGTGATCTTCGATGCTGACACCGGCCAATTTGTCAGCAGTGTCGATGGCATGGATAGAGCTGTCGCGAAGGCGTCTGAGAACGTCGCCAAGGCGAAGAACACAATCTTGCAGTGGGGCAAGTCCTCAATTGACGCGGCGAAAGAGGCTGGCGCGTCGTCAGAGCGTCTCGCGTCGATCCAAGAACGCACTGCTCAGCGGCTCGCGTCCGTCACGGAGTCGAGCGCTACCCGTCAGATAAACGCACTCGACCGCCTCTCGGCCAGGCAGCGTGCGGTTGCCGCAGAACTGTCGGACATTAACAAAGTCATCGACATCTCCACGGCCAAGGCGTCCGCTCTCAATGAAGTACCAAACAGACTAAAGACATCGACTGTCCTTCGTGTATCCGAAGGCAGCACTTCTATTCGCGGAGCAGAGGCTTTCATCAGCTCCATCCCCGCTCTGTCCAAGCTGACGGATTTCGTCTTCCCGATTGCATCAGCCGTCGGCTTCGTCGCCATCATCGGCGAGGGCGTCTCGAAGCTCAAGGAGATGTACCAGACCGCCAAGCAGGTACCGTCTGCTATCGCGGAAGGATTCGATGCAATCAACCAGCCGCTCATCAACATGGCTGACGGCTTGCGGAAGGACAACGACACTCTCGCAAACACGATTGCGAAGTTGGAGCATAAGCCGGTCAATGGCCTTGCTATCGCGCTCGATGATGCACGCATCAATGCCGACAAGCTTGCAGAATCGGCGACGAAGGCTAGCGATGCAGTCATCAAACTGCTCAACGCTAACAATGTGTCACGTCTGAACAGCATCTTCACCGGCCAATCCGAAACTGGTGACCTTGAAACCCAACTGAAGAAGAGATTCTCTGACATTGACGCCGCGTCGAAAGAGGACGCGAAGAAGTTCCATTACGATACTTCGTCGCTTGCGACTCCTGAGCAGCAGAAGAACGCGCTCGATGAGCACAACAAGCGGCTCGATGCCATCGACACACAGCGGCAGGGCGCGCAGGCTTTCATCCGGCAGCAGCGGCAATGGGTCAACGGTTCGCACCAGTATCAGGGGAACTGGGGCAGCTATGCCCTACCCAACGTTGTGGGCGACAAGTCGGCCTACAACAACCTGCTGAACGGCTCTGAAGATGTTCTCGACAATCAGCAAGAGATTGCTTCTGCGCTGCGCCTGAACCCGACGCTCGAAGGCAAGAAGACACAATTGGAGGGCGCAAAGCAGCTCACCACCGCAGCGAACAAATTGAAGGAACAGCAGCTCAAGGCTCTGGAGAACTACGTCAACGTCTGGAAGACGATGGCTCCTGTCTCGTCGAAGGCTATCTATGACTTCTGGCAGTCGCAGCTCGCCGCATTCAAGGGAGCGCCTGAGCAGCAGGACGCAATCAACGCGAAGCTCGCGACGCTTGCCACTGAGGGCGCTAACAAGGCTCACGAGGCCATCCTCAAGTTTCAGAACGAACGGCAGAACAAGATCGACGCACCATACCTCGCGCCGCTCGACATGCACTACGGCAACACGAAGGACTCCGGCCAGCAGCTCACTGACGCAACCAAGCGTGTAACGCTGTCTCAGTCTCAGCTTCAAGCTGAGGCCGCGAAGACCAAGGTTCAGATTGACCTCGCGAACGGTTCCATCGACAAGTCAACGGCAGCGGAACGACTCGCCGCAATAGCGGCACAGGAACACGCCGACCGGCTCGGGTACTTGCGTGACCAGCTCGCTCAATTCCAGCAGCAGAATGCAGGGCTGCTGGACGCAGGCAAGAATCGTTACGGTAGCGATAAAACGCAGCAGCAGTACATCGGACTGCAAGCCGACATCGCGAAGGAAACAGCGGCACAAACAGTCGATGTGATAAAAGACGCTGCTCAGCAATCTGCTGACTCTTGGCAGGGCGCATGGAAGGACACGTTCCGGCTATGGGTTCAGGACGCTACTGATTCCGCGAAGCAGGTCAGCGGCTTTTCCAAGCAGGGCATCGACGGACTGAACGACAACCTCGTCAACGTGGTGAGCGGCGACTACAAGCGTGGTGACTTCAAACGCACTGGTCATCAACTCTTCAAGACGGGTGCGGGCGACCTGTTGCAAAATGCGGAGGGCTCAGTCGCGAAGGCGTTCGGGTTCAAAGCTAAGCCGGACGGATCGAAGAGCAACCCACTGTTCGTCAGCGTCGTCGGCAGCACATCGCTCAATGGTGGTGCTCCTTCCGGCATCTTCGCCGGATTGAAGTTGCCGAACGTCGTGCCTGCTAGCGGCGACGGTACGGACGACACGAATCAGGTCGGCGGCTTCCGCAAATTTCTCGGCGGGGTCTTCGGCGCTGTATCCGGCATGTTCGGTGGCGGACGTGCCATCGGCGGTGATGTCTCGGTCGGGCACGTTTACCAAATCAACGAGAACGGACAGGAGCTGTTCGCTCCGTCCGTCAACGGGCGCATCATCCCGCACGGTCAATCGGCATCGACCGGTGGCGGGAATGTCTATTACAGCGTCTCCGTCGCGAACGGCGTAACTCCCGAGCAGATGAACATGCACGTCCGCTCCGCGCTCCAGGAATACCACCCGCAGGGTGTCAAGGCCGCAGTTCAGGCCGTCCACGATCATCAGCGTCGCATGCCCGCGTCGGCACACTAGCCAGCTCATTTAACGCAACACACAGAGCCGCCTTCGGGCGGCTTTCCTTTTGGAGTCCTCATGCGAAAGTTTTACGCACTCGTTATTTCACTCTTCATGTCCGTCGGCCTCTCTATGTCCGC